GAAAAAGGTAAAGATATAGCTCTTTGAGTAGCCATTAGAACACTCCCATCCAAACTGGAAAATTAGGGTCTCCGCCTTCAAACATAACCCACACCCCATCATTAAGTTTAGGGGTTTTATAGTGAACTGTGTGTTGGGAAGAGCCTGTATCTCTAGGGTCTGACGCAGAGGCTCTAGTAACTGTTGCTGAATGGCTATGAGAAGGGGTGCCACCAGAACCGATAGTCACTACGTGATTTAGATGAGTTTGGTAAGCAGACGCAGGAAGGCAAGGCCATGCCCAGTCAGTAATTTGTTCTCCAAGAATTTGAGGTACTTTTACTCTAATTCTGCTTTTAGAAATAGGGTCTTTAACGTCTAAACAAATACCTCTATAGATACCATAAAATTTTTTATCTACCTCTCCGCCTAACAACAGCACAACCTCCGTCTAAGTCTTTGAGCAACAAAAATACTTCTATTACTTGGTTTATTTTGCCTTAGTCTAACATCTGCTATATCGCTTTCCCAATATGAGTACGATTCATTTCTAGCCCGTGTTTTAGCTCTATTAAAATTTTTTCCTTTTATAAAAATTGAAGAGGATTCATTTTGTGTTGGTAATAATTTAGTTTTTAATCTTGGTGTAGGTTTAAGAGTTGTTTGTCTAATATTTGGTTCTACATATACTTTGTTTTCATTTTCAGGATAAGAGTATTCATTTTGTGACGTAATAGTAGCTGGGCCAAGAGAATCTATTCCAACTTCTATATTAGTTGTAAATTTTGTTTCTGTTAAACTTATGTAGTGCACAATATGTTCTACTGAAAGTAGTATCCAATAACCACTATATTCAGTCCCTATTCCATTTAAATATATTGGCATTCCTGGAATTAAATTAGGAGAACCTATTAATCCACCATGAGCTCTATAAGGAAACTTAACCATCTCACTAAAAGCATCAAAATGAGATTTAGCAATGTCCATACCAGGAACTACAGTGTTTACATCAAAGCTATCAAATAAAGGAGGTTTTGTTATTTTACGTTTACCTGATTTTAATTTTTGTTTACTATAAGAATTAGATTTTTTAGTAATTGGATTAACTCCATTAAAAGATTGAGCACTTTTAGTTGCTTCAGGAAAAGGAATACTTTCACCAACAATTGGAGTAAAGTGGTATAAATCAGAACCTTTTATAGTAGAACCAGAAGTAGCTAAGCTTTGCAAAGTGTAAGATGGAGCATAGTTTTTATATTTTTTATAATATTCGTCTATAGGTTTAAAAATTAATGTTGTACCATCTACTCTAAATAAATAACCACATTTTTTAGCACATTTAACTAAAAATTCCCAATCACTTTCTCCATGCTGAGCAATTTGAGGAAATACTCTAGGGTGAGATGTTATATCAGCAGCAAATTTATATTTTTTAGCTATAGTTTTAGCTATTTGAGATACTGTTACTTTTTTCCAAACTTTTTGAGATTTTTGTTTCATTCTGTATGATGCACCTATAAAAGTAACTTCTACAAATCTTTTTTCCGTATTCATCACTTTTTTAACATGATGAACAAACCCTGAGTAGGAATCTATTCCTTTAATGCTTTTTAACGTTATTGTCATTGGTGTTCCAGGGGGTATTAACTTTTCAGATAAATCCCAATTTTTAAAAACTACAGTCCCAAGGTCATGTTTGTATCTATCTTGTTTTATTTTTGCTGAATAAACTTTTGGAAGTTTTTTTAGTTTTATTGTAGGAAAAGAAATAGATATTGTTTTATAAGACATGCTATTCCACTATTGTTTCTATTTTTAAAATAGTTCCTATTGGAATATTGTTTGGGTCTTTTATTTGTGGATTTTTATTTAATATAAACCACCAAGAACTTGAGTCTCCATAAAATCTTTCAGCTATTGAATCAAGCCTGTCTCCTTTTACCCAAGCGTATTCAAAATAATTAATAGTTCCTATATCAGGTGTTGGATAAAATAAAACTGGGTGTACATCTTCATTTTTATTTAATGCAAAATAATCAATTATTGCGTACTCATATCTAGAATTTTTATTTATCATTTATTAACCTCTACCCGGTCCTCTTTTTGGTTGAGTACCAAAAGAACTAGGTTGGTCTCCAACATTTTGAGCTGCATTTGTATCTTGATTACCAAATCCATAAGCACTAAGTACTTGTAGATTGATAGTTACACTAGACTGTATTGGAATCATGTCCTGAGTAAACATTGTGTGAGTTGTTGCTAAAGATTGAATGATTCCAATTTGAGTGTAAGGACCAATATCAACTCTTACTAAAGTTGGAATAATAATTCCAATATCAGATGTATCTTGATTTGCAGAGTTTTTTAAATTATCTCCATTTATTGTTTTATATAAAAATTCTATATCAGCTAATGTCCCTCTTTTTTTCAAATCAACAATTAATGCTGCGTAGTCTCCAGTAAGTCCAGCATTAGGTCCATAATATTGACTTAAATTTGAAGAATTATTAGATTTAAAACAAGCAAAATCGTTTATTCTATTAATTTCTAATGTAAATTCAACAGTTCCAGTTCCTTGAAATAAATTTAAAAAAGCTAACGCATCGGTAGCAGCTGGAACAACATTTGCTGATATACCAGTAGAAGCTCTGTATTGATTAGGATTCCACATAAATTGAAATCCATAATTTATTTTTTTTCTTGATGCGTCTGCCGTTGCCTGTTGTTGTTGTTTTTTTATTAAATCTTCTTTAGGACCAGCATTTCTTAAATATCTACCTATTCTTTCACCAAACCCAAAAGATGTGCTTGAATTTGCTAAATCTGAACGATTAGATATTAAATATGACGGATTAGTCTCTGTGCTATCAACTAAAGATGCTAAATCAGCGTATCTCCAAATTTTTCCTCTTCTACTATAACTAAGAGTAGAGGAACCACTGTTTATAACACCGCTTCTAGTTTTTCCAGGTAATCTTTCATGCTCAGCTGCTGATACAGGCAAACTCCAGCTATGTGGAGGTAAATTAAATTTATACCCAGAAGGCCAAGATAACCCAGATTTTTTAACAGATTCTTTAGGATTAACCATTATGAGGCTCCTATCATATTTACTATACTTTCATATTTTAGTTGTCTTTTAATTTCTTCTACCAAATCTCTTGCAGATATATTTGCACCGTTAATACTAATGTTTACTCCACCGTAATTAACTGTACCCATTCCAGCGGAACCAGCCCTATCCAACACCGCCGCTTGTTGAGCCGTCACCAGTAGTTATTCCGCTTCCTCCGCCGCCCCCTCCATATTTACTTGAATCATAAAGGCCTTGAGCACCAGAAGCAGGCAAATTTTTAGTTCCCCATTTACTTGTAACAATTGCGTGATAAATTTCTTTAGGGTCAGCGTTTGACCTAAATGCATCTACTACAGCTTTGTAATAATTTAAATTTAAAGTTTTTAATGTGGCATCAAACCCCATGTCCCAGTTAGCATACCTTCTAACTCCATGGCTGTTCATAACACCAAGTTCTCCTGGCATTGATTTAGTTGTATTTAAAGGATTGAAATAAGCACTGTTATTAGAATGCCCACCTTCTTGAGCCATCCAACGCATCATTGCTTGTACGTTAGTTTCACTAGTAGGAGCGCCCATACCACCTAATACTTTTTTAGCCCAACCAGCTCTATCAAAAGGACCGCCTTTACCACCAGAGGGTACAACTACTCCATCTTCTTTAGGAACAAATATTTCTGCTTCTTTTTCTCCAACTATGTAAGGTTTTCCTTTTTTAGCTTCTCCACCATCTTGAAGTCCTGGAATACCTGTTGTTAACAACTTTAAAAGTGCTGCAAGTGGAGAAAGTAATAAATTAAGAGCTCCTGCTCCTAAACCTACTGCTCCTGAAAGAATTGGGGAAGTAGCAGCTGTTATTGCACCCTTTGTCCCTTGAAATCCTCCGAGGAGCTGTTGAGTTGATGTTGTAGCACCAGTTTGTAATAAACTGTCGGCTGAAAGATTTCCACCTTGAGCTTTTTGAAGTAAATACCTAATAATTGTATTTTTAGTTAACTCATCGGTTCCGTAAACATCATTTAGAAAGTTGTATAAACCAGAGCCTGGTAATAAAGAGCTGTTAATATCTTTTTTAGTTGGAGCTCTTCCTAAATTATTTGTAATCATTTGAAAAATTTGATTACCAACTTCTTGAAAACTTTTTGGCTCACCAGTTCTTGGGTCTCTTACTTGAATACCAAGCATACGCATCATGTTTACGCCACGTGCTTGGTTTAAAGTTCCCATAACTTGCATACCACCCGTTAACCCAGCGCCTGGAGTTAATCTAGATACGTCTGCAGCACTTGTAGTAATAGTTGAAGCAAAATTACCTTGTCCAGTAAACCCATACCGTTGAGCTTCTAATAAAGAACCTGCGGCATCTGTTCTACTAGTTGCTAGACCAGTTCTATTCATAGTGTTTAACAAACCTTGAGTTTGTCTTCCACTTAAATTGCCAAAAAATCTTTGATAACTAATTATTGCGTCAGTAGTAATAGCCGTTCCAGCTCCAGGAAGAGCGGCTTGTAATCCAGCGAATGCTGCACCACCAACTCTTACAGCTGCTGGTCCAAATGAAGAACCAATTGGTTGCCCGCCTTGTGCGCCACCAAATGAAGGGTTGTTATTAAAGACAGACCCACCACCACCTACGTTTAGGTCTCCGCCTCCACCGCCACCGGTCCCCCCAGCAGTACCCATTGTGGAAGAAAAACGATTGGCCTGGCGTACCATTTCCTTTAAATCATTAGTTATTTCTCTAATATGTTGTTTAGCGCCAGCTAAACCACCAGTAATGGCATTAGTTACTTGATTAATTTTGTCCACAGCACACCTCCAATTTACCTATATCTTCCTGAACGTTCTATCCAGTTCTTTCTTTCTTTAACAGTCATTCCTTTAATATCACCTAAAGTAAAACCATTAAAAGCTCTTGCAATTACTTCAAACTGGTCATATAAATCTTTGTACTGCTCTTCTCTATATGCGAAACAAAGCAGCTAAGGACAATGGAACGTTTATATCTTTTCCACATGCCTTACAAGCCTTGCTCACCTCCATAAGGCGAGGGCCAGGGTTCTTTTCTAATAACTCCATGGCAATTTTTTCTCTATCAGACATTCCAAGATTTAAAACATCTTGAGGGCCTGTTACGGAAACTCCGTTTATTGACATAACGCAGCCTGCTAATAAAATAGTGTTTAATTCAGCCATCGTTTTACTCGTAACACCATTAGATAGTTTTTTTTGAACTAATCCGTTAGGAAAAGCTAAAACTGTTTTACCAGCTTTAATATCTATTTCCCAAACTCTTTCATAAGGGTCTGCTAATTCTTTTACTTTAACATCTGAATTTAAATCAATTATAAGAGATTGTTCTTCAGAACATGAGTTACAAATTACTTTGTAATCTACTTCGTTTCCAAATGTTGCTTTTCTAATTCCTAAAAGTATTGCATCTCTGTCGCCAGACAAAAGAGAATCTAAATCATTTTCACTAGGTTTTTTATCACCTAGTTCTTCTAGCCCTCTTTGTAGTATCACTTGAAGAGCTTTTGCTTCAGTTTCAGAACGAGCAATTATTTCTTCATCTACTCCAGTTAACTCTCTAACTTTTGCTTTTTTTATAACAGAACCTTCCTGGGGTATAAACCCCCCAGGAAGCTCTACTATCAAATTACTTGGAGTTTCTGTTTTTACTTCTTTAACTGGTTCTTCTAATGCTTTTTCTGCAAATTGTTTTACTAAGTCTTCATCAGTAATGACTTGTTTGTTTATCACTTTTAATGCTCCTTTTTATTAACTTAACTGGTTATTGCTCTAAAGTCATTATCAGTAAAGAATACTGACATTCCTTCGTGTACTAATTGCATTGATTCAAACAAAATTTGGTTGTCACCAGAATTTAAATCTGAATAATTCAAAGTACTAATCCATGCATTTCTTAGTCTGAATCCCATTCTAGAAATGTTTTTATCTGTTGCGTTTGGATGAGATAAGACATAAATGTCAACATCACATCTAAAGCCTTTTGTTCCTAATGCAATACCTTCTCCAGATGAAACAGCAAACAATCCACGCATCCATGTAATTGCTTGGTCATTTCCATACAAAACACCACGTTGAAAAGACACAGGGGTGAATGTTGTCATACCAGGAATTTGATGAACAGTAGTGTTGTAGCCACCTTCACGGTATTGAATTGGTTGTGTGTTAATAGAAAGACCACTGATATTGGTAAATCCACCAATAAAACCAGTAGAGCTTCCATCAGCAGCATTGTAGTTATTACTAGAGCCGGTTTTTATCTTAGAACTAAATACACCGTCTTTAGTTGGATTGAACTCTGCGTAGAATCGAAAACTTCTTAAAGGGTCCGTTGCTACGGTAGAGAACCTATTTATAATACTGTCAGTTGCCATTAGTGTTTATCTCCTTATTCTACCGTGACGGTTGTTCCGCCATCGAACTGACCAATTTTGATGATTACGAATTCAGCAGGGCGTTGTAGAGCCACACCGATTTCTAATCTAACTTCACCGTTGTCGATTGAAGCTAGTGTATTAGTTTCATCATCACATTTAACAAAGTAAGCTTGGTCTGGAATATCTCCTCTTAAGCCACCTTGATTCCAGAATTCAGTTAAAAATCCTGAAGTCACAGCTGTTAGTTGACGCCATAGACGTGCATCGTTTGGCTCAAATACTGCAAATTCTGTTAAGTCTGTTAACGCTTTTCGCAAGTAGATAAGTGTACGACGTATTGGAACATAGCGGTCTGAATAGCTGCCTCGTAGTGTACGAGCACCCATTACAACAATTCCTGAACCAGGTATAAAACGAATTGCATTTACTGGAGGAACAGTTGAGTTTAAGGTATCTAGTTCTGTATTTGTTAAAGATGGAACAGACACAGCTCCAGCAATACGAGTATCTAAACCAGCAGGGGCTTTAAATACTCCACGTGCAGAGTCAGTTGAAATATACTTTCCAACAATAGCTCCACCAGGTGCCACTGTTAAAGTAATATTTGGAGTGGTTACTGTTGGGTCTTTCATTACTATTCTTGGGTAATAAACAGCTGCGTAAGAAGAGTCTCCGTATGTAAGAGCTTTTGCTAATACAGAAGACACTGTTACGTTAGCTTCTGGGTCAACCACAACAAACACATCTTCTCTAGCTGCTGCATAAGTAATAATTTGATTAACAGCTGTTGTATCTGTAATGCCCGGTGCGTTTAGTACTAATGAATTTAATACAATATCAAAAGCACTTACCGCTCCAGAAATAGCAGTTGCAGTAACTGTTCCATCTGACGCTACTCCAGAAAGATTTTGAACTGTAATATTTACAGGTCTCTTATCTTGTAGAGTACTTGCTGATAGCAAATCAGTTGCATCAATATATTTAGATTGAGAATTAATAATTGACACTGCGTATCTATCATCAAGTGCTTCCATACTTAAGTCATTAAATCTTTCAACAACAAAAGCTGCAGTTGCACCTTGATAGTTAACTGTTAAATCAAATGTATTTTGTGCAGAACTGTTAAAAATACTGATTGAAATATCATTCCCCCATTGACCTGGGTTTTTTGCAGTAACTCGTAATGTATCTAAATCATTAGCATCAATCATTGTAAGAAGTGCTTTATTGCTGTTAGCTACAACTCTATGGATGTAAGCTTGGCTTCCACCATTTGAAAAAAATAATAGTACAGCGATTGGTAAATCATTTGAAGCGCGAACGTTCCATGAGCCGTAAAGACTTGTGTACTCGCTCCATGAATTTACTAGGGTAGGAACAACAGGACCGCGGTCAGTTGCACCAATAAATGCAGCAACAGTTTGTGAGTTTGGTCCCACAGCTGGTGCTAGAGGGTTTAATGTTTCTTCAACATAAACCCCTGGCCTTAAATAAATAGCCATTGATTATCTCCTTTAGGTAGTTTCCTGTAGTACGTATGTTAGATTGGATTGTATTCCGACGGGATATAACTTGTTTCGATATTGATATTTACTTCTTCTACAGTTCCAATTGCAGTAGCGGCTTGAGCAGGTGTCATTTCGCTTACAACTCTTACTGTAAAGACATTGCGCAATAAGCGCCTTCCTTCCTCGATAAGGTCTCTTTTAATAAACCCATCAAGAAATATGTGACGGTACGATGTTTCAGTACCGAGTTCATTAGGTATTGCAATTTGTCCAAATTTATGTGGAACTTTTTCATTTAAAAATTGATAAATAATTGCTCTGTCGTGACGAGGGTGACGAGCATAGCTAGTTACTTGATAAATTAAATCGTAAGCAACAGGGTACTCATATTCGTAACTAATACCTTCTACTGGGGCAATAGTACCTCTAAAGTCGTTATCATATAAAAACCCTGAGTGTTGTCGTTCATTAGATGGAGATACATCAAGTAATTCAATAGTCATATATGGATAGTCTTGAGCACGGACTTCAACATCAGGAAATCCAAACCACACTTTTACAGGTCTTGATATTGACTTCTCATCTACAACAGATATACCTTGAAGTAAGGATTTAAGCGCTGTATCTTCCGCTAATATAAATGTCAAAATATCACCCCTGAATCAAATAAAATTTCCATCATAGTGTTTTCAAAAAATTCGTTATAAGATTCTGTGTGTTTTTTAAATAATCTAAGAAGAAATTTTTATCAATGATGCTGTCAAACATTACAGATTCAATCATTTAAAAGATACCGCCTTAGTAACCCAAGTTAACTTGCCAATGAGTAGAGATGTCCATGTTCCTGTTTTTAAGCAGGTTAAAATAAACATCGCAATCTCCAAAGGAGCTAGCAGGTTACTTCGCATGGTACTTCTCAAGACCCCGCATGGGCCTTACTTATAGGATAAATGAAAAGAGCCCCCGAAGGGGCTCTTACTAAGGCTACTTCTTTTTCTTTTTTTCCATCTTGTCTTCGGCTTTTTCGCCTTTTTTACCTTCGCGTTTTTCGTGAGCTTTTTCTTTAGATTTAATCTTTTTGATTATTGCATCGTCTTTTTTACGGTCTTCAGCAATAGTCGCAGGCTTCTTTTTCTTACCGTGAGCTTTATCAGCTTTTTCAAACTTGGCTTTGTCTTCTTTATCAAACCCAGCTTTTTTCATTAAACGAGAGTCCATTTTTTCATCTTTAGACTTCGTATACTTACCTTTCATAAACGCTGGTGTCTTTGCCATTACATGCCCTTTTTACGAACCATTGAAGATTTTTTACCTTTTGAAGGAGAAGCCTTTTTAGCAAATGCTTTGTTAGCAGCTTTTAATGTTTTCTTACCGTGTTTGTTTTTTGGTTGCATACAACCACAAGTAGCGCACATTATTTTTTCTTCTTTCCGCGTAGGGCAGCAAAATCAGAACCTTCTAGCTTGCCGTCTTTGTCTACATCTAATTTCTTTTGCTTAGATGACATGCCTTTTGAAGCAGTCTTTTTAGCAGCTTTTTTCTTAGGACCTTTACCAAATCCTGGTTGGCCTTTTTTCTTGCCACATCCGCATACTGCGCACATTATTTCTTCTTCTTTCTAGCGGCTGCCATATTATCAATTAAATTAGGATATGGGCGGCCTGCTGCTTTTGCTCGGGCCTTAGCAGATGCTTTCCGCTTTGGCGATAGTTTTTTATCTTTACCAGTTGGGTCTTTCTTTTCCCAAACAGGTTTATCTTTTTTTGGCATTTATACCCTTAGCCTTGCTTCTAATAGACGCTATTGGTTTTCTTATTATAGCGCCCTTCCTTCTTCTAGGGGTTGCGCCAGTAGAACGTTTAATTTGTTCTAGGTTAGTCTCTAGATTTTCTTTGGAGTTCTTTCCCGCAGAAACCACTGTTTTCTTTGTTTTATAAATTTTTTTAGGCATTATTTCTTCTTCTTAGCCATTCCTGCTTCGCTCATAGCGATTGCAACAGCCTGTTGACGAGAGGTAACTTTAGCTCCTTTACCAGGTCCTTTTTTACCAGACTTTAACGTACCCGTTTTATATTCGTGCATTACTTTTTGAACCTTTTTAGTTCCTTTTGCTTTTTTCATTTATTACTCCTTACCCAATTACTTTA